ACAAAACCGACACCAATCTCCAGCGTTGTAGGATGGATCTTTGTCCATAGCTTCCTCACACGCTGGTTTTAAAATATTGAAACCCCAATCTACTAGATCGACAGCTTGAATATCAAAACTTCTAATAGGGCCATCTCTGTGAAAAGATTTTTTACTTGGTTGGATGATCGTCATTTCAACCACAGTATTTTCATCTCCCCACCGAGCTAGTGCGCCCAAACTATATGTCATTAATTGTTCGTTAAAATTTACATCGACTGGAAAATTACCAGACTTTAAATCTGCAACCACCATACGATTGCCTTCTCCTAAAATGACTGCGTCTGCTGTTCCCCAACAGTCATCGCTGATTTCATTAAGATAAACTTTCTCTTCTATCAAAAGTTTGCCATTAAGTTCTTCGGTTCTTTGTCTAATGTAGTTGACGTAAGTTTCAGCTATTATTATTTCTTCTAAGCCTATCTCTATGGCGAAACCCTCTAACTCAACTGTCTTACCCAACCAATAATCTGATAAGGTAACTCCGTCTAATCTGTCTTTTAATAATTGTTCACACATCTCATGTATTGCTGTTCCTCTCGCAGCAGGAAAACTTGATGATGAGGGAGCTTGTGCGTTGGGTATCGCTGAACCAGGACATCTTATAACCCTTGATATGCTACTCGGTGCTAGTGTTGCATGAGCCAATATAGTTCTCCTCTATCATTGATAATTTTCGGTCTTTCAACCCCACAGTAACGAATTAACTTGCGACTGGTTCGATTGTTGATTTGTTTTCTGTTTCTTCTATAACCTGAAGATCATAAAGAACTTTACCACCCATTTTGGAATAGGCTGGGCCTTTACCTTGCGCCCGATAGTTAGCTAGTGTTCTTGGAGATTTTCTCCATCTTTCTGCAAGCTCCTCTTGTGTAAGCCAAACTTTATTGTTCATTTATTTACCTCATTGTTCACGATTATGTTATTCTACTACATAGTTTTTTAAGAAAGCAAATTTTAAAAAAAAAATCTTATAAAAATATTTTTTTAATTTGCAATAAAAAAAATTAATTTTTAAAAAAAAATTTTAAATTTACACGGAGCAAAAAATGTCTATAGATAACGCAACACCTGAAGAATGGAATCAAGCAATGAAAGGGGAAAAAGATATGGTAAACAAACCAGCACACTATCAAGGTGCGATAGAGTGTATTGATTTAATAAAAGATCGTGTCGGTTCAAATAATTTTCCATCTTATTTAGAGGGAAACATTTGGAAATACTTTTATCGTTACAAAGACAAAGAAGAAAACATCCAGGACTTAGAGAAAGCTGCTTGGTATCTCAACAAATTGATTGAGCATTACAAAGAGCTGTAAAAAATAACATGAACCACGAAGAAATAATGAGATTTGCCCTGGTTGGCTTAGTTTGTAGCATTATTGTACTAATAAGCCTTTAGATCGTTTCTAAGAACGCCTTTGTTTGGTTAATACTAAACCTTAGACCAAGCCAACAAAACGCCACTAAGAGATTCGTGTGAATCCATTTTTGTCTAAAACCAGTAAAAATCAGCCATTCATAATAATCTTCTGAATATGGTCGCCAATCTTCTGTGCGTTCTCAACTGACACCTTTTCATGGATATGTGCATAGCGTTGAGTCGCTGCAATATCTCTATGGCCCAACAAATTACCGACCATACTTAGGTTCATATCTAAACCAATACCAAAAGATGCGTAGCTATGTCGAAGATCATGCAACCTTAAATCTGGTGCGTTGATTTGTTTTCTAATTCCATCCCAAAACTTTCTCGGACTACCGATCCCAACTATCGTGCCACTTGTTCTTGGCAAAGCATTGATAATGTTCATGGCTTGTTTAGATAAATAGATAACTCTGTCATCACCATATCTCATTGTCTTATGGTTTTTTAATGTGAGTTTATTATCCTGAAGATCTGACCACCTAGCACCAGCTACCTCGCCACACCTTGCACCTGTTAATATCAACAACCAAATAAATGCAACTGAGTTAGCTAATTCTGGTATCTGCGATTTAGAGTTTAATATTTTAACCACACCATTCAGCTCTTCTTCAGTTAGATAGCGTTTACGTTTAGCCTCTGGATTCTTTTCTATTCCGTCTACTGGATGGTCTTTAATTTTGGCATGACGATAAGTTGCCTTTAATACTTCCAGGCATTTGTTAGCTGCTATAGGCGCACGTTGAGTTACCTTGTCATGTAGTGTTTGTATCTCGCTGTCAGAAATCTCATCTAAATGTTTATGACCAAATTGTTTCTTAATATCCTTTTCATAAATTGCGGTATATTGCTTTGCACTATTTGATCCTTTGTTGGTAAGTTTTTGCACATAGTTAGTAAACGCCTCATCTAATGTGAGCTTGTTCTTCTTATCCATTGGATCTATTCCAGTAGCTACTAGGCCCAAGTTCTTTTGTGCTAGGTTTCTTGCTACTTTAATAGGTAAGTCCAGAGATCCTAACTTCATGCTCCTGCGCTTACCATTAATTCTGTAGTAAACGTAATAACCAGTTGGATATATTTTAAGTGCCTGTACCTGTGTGTCGTTCTTGTATTTCATCTTTGCTCCTAGTTTGTAGATGTCTTATTCCAAAGTTTTCACTTGCATTACGCAAGTTAATTATTTTCTTTTCGAGGTCTGAATATTTCTCCCAATCTATTACCTCTGTTCTTGTTCTCCCACAGCCTACACAACGATCATCGTCAGGCATTGCCGAGGTTGAACAAACCCCAATGCAAGGACTATCTGCCACACTCACGCACCTGCCTAGTGTTTTAGATAGTTCTGTAAATTTTCCAGTTGTCGCTTTCATTCTTGTTGTTTGTTGACTTCGTTTATTACGAACTCCCTAGCCTCTTTATAGCTGCAACCATGTAATCTCATTTCATGGCCCTTAAAAACATCCCACCAACCGCAAGAATTTTCAATAGTCCAATCTTCGTATTGGTACTTTGAAAGACCTGGCACATATTGCCATTGACGAGTCAGCCTTGATTCTTGTGGTGTTCCCATTTTTTTAAAAACAATTTTCTTATCCATCCTTTCTCCCCTCATTTGTCATACATTTGACAACACCTATGTGTTGTTTGTGTATTTATAGTATGAATAATGAATCAAGTATGACACTTTTGCAAGTGTTTCCCTGGATTAATGATGTATAGTGATTTGTGGTGATATGTATTTACATTGGTGTAAACGAGATGCTCTACCAGCTGAGCTAAACACCCAAACGGCTGTTTTAAGCCAAAAACTAGCCTATTGCAACCAATGAATAATCTTTGTATGACACCATATTTGTCATACAGTTGCCGTTTTTATTTCTCCCATTGCAGTTTCAAAACTGTCCAATGAGCAAAGATTTTTCATAATTTGATCCGATATAGTAGTTTGAGTTTTAGCGCAAGAAAAAGGGTAAAAACATATTGTTTGATGTTCTAAAGAAACCAAAGCATAGATGTCTATATTACCTTTATTATAGTTTCTATTTTTTGTATGAGATCCCCTACGAAAATCAAAACGCCAGCCACCATCATGTGTTCCTATTTTACTTTTGGTTTTGACTTGGCATTTGTATATTTTATCGTCCCACTCAAATAATATGTCTGCATGAGAACCATGCGGGATAACTGAAACTGTATCGGATACTAAAGAAAGAACCGAAGCCGTCAAGAATTCGCCACTACGACCAATCCTTTCGGTAGTTCTTGACATAACTTATTTCAATAATGAGTTCAAATAGTTAAGTCGATCTATCTCCTCTTGTTCATTGGTTGCTGAAACCAATGGTCTTGTTGTTCTTAGCGTTTCTGTAATTGGAAGTTTATTAAGTCCTCTTTGGGCCTGCCCTACTTTTAATGCTGTCTCACCGACCAACCTTGGAGACTGAGCGGCTAGACCGGGAATAAGGTTTATAGGATCTACATAGCCTAATGCACTTGCTCCAATTTGACCCCCACCAATAACTCTTTGAATACCTCTAGGAGTTAATTGATTTAAAGATTGACCAGCTAATGCAGGTAATAAGTCTGGATCTAAGTCCATTAATAATTTTAATCTTGCCCCATAGTTTGTAGATGCGTTATTACGCATGGTTGATTGTAATTTTCTTAAAGTTGTTGCAGCAGCTGCTTTGTTATTGACAGATAATTCTTTCATTATTTCTTTTTCAAACTTTACTGCTTTTTCGTATGCTTTCATTGTGTCTGCATACTGTGGAACTTGATCAACAATTTCTTTATGTATTGCATTTCTGACTCTAGTTACAACTACAGATTCTTTGCCCGGTTTCCATAATGAATCAACTGCTTGTTTTAAAGCATCAACATTTTCAGCTGTTTGAAGTTCAGGATTGTTTTTCCATTGCTGAACTAATTCGTCAATTTCATCAAATTTTTTCTGTAAATCAGCACCACCTTTTAGCACATTCCCTTGTGTAGTTTTAATTGTAAAATCATCTAAAACACTTTTATAAGCATTTTCAATCCCATCAAAATTTATAGATTTTTTTGCACTTTTAACTGCATCCATCCCAGCTGTGTAATCTGCTCTTTTAGTTTTTTGCGCATCTTTCAGAGCATCAAAAGCTTGGTTTACAACATCGTCTGCAGATGAGCTACCTCTCATGTTATCTATTAATACTCTTTGAGCGTCTCCACCAGTTTTACCAACTTTAACTGCTTGTTTTATTGCATCCCCGCCAGCTCCAGTTGACATTCCTAAAAGATCCGCAGCAAGGTTTCCTGCTCCACCAGCAATATAACTGGTTGCTTTAGCTCCCTGTGTAACAGGATCTATTGCTCTTCCAATCGTATTAACTGCGCTAGTTGTTTTTCCTGCTACTGTAGGAACTTTTGCAGCTAATGTTGATCCTCCTGTAAATAATATTGAAGCATCACCCATAAAACCAACGGGATCAGTTGCGAATGTTTTTTTAATGTTATCAAGGCCACCATATCTGTCTGCAAAATATTTACCAACAGCTTCAGCAATCTCTTCTTTGGGTTGTTTTCCAGGCGTAAATAATTGATAGATACCAATACCCAAATCTTTTAAAGATGTAACTGTTTCTATTGGGTGTAATATTGGTTGGACTATATCTTTACCAAACTGTAAAGCACTAGAGGGTGTATTGCGAATAGCTTGAGACAAAACTCCTTGATCTACTTTTGGAGCTGTAGTAACAACTTCTTCAGCTAACTTTTGCTCTGCTTTAAGTTCGTCAAGTAACGACATTATTTTTCTCTTTTTTCTAAGAATCTAATGATTGCATTTTTTGTATCTTCATTTCCATTTTTAAATAAAGATTTTAATTCTTCATCAGTTTTTTCAGCAAAATCTTCACTAACCAAAGAGTCATAAATATTATTAAATGTTAGTGGATCTGCTTCATAACCTTTAAGGGTATTATTTTGGTTTGCATAAGCAATCATATCTTCTTTAGATTTTGCAGCATTTTTAATAACACCTTGAAGTCTTTTTAACCTTTTAATGTTTGCAGCTTCAGGTAATCTTTGGTCAAAAGCAGCAGCGACCAATCTATCTCCTTCTCTTTCAGTAAATTGTGCGCCTAACTTTTCTCTTAATGATTGAAATACAATATCTCTAATATCACCAATAAAAGATAACGCTGGAGGATTTAAAATAGACTGCGCTCCCTCGGGTATGTTACCAATAAATGGCCCTGATACATTTAATTCACCTTTCTCTAATATTCTTATCTTATCGTCTAAGTTAATTATGTTTGCTTCTATTTGTGCTTTTCCACCAGACGAATATTCTACCGCCTCTTTAGCAAAGTTTTCATCTATTTTCTTTTCTATAGGAGTGAGAGAAACTCCTCCGTCTCTCCCTGCTGATTGAGATTGAGAAATTAAACCCATTAATTCAGGACTTAACCTTTTATTTTCTCTCCATGCTTTTTTACCTTCTTTAGAAAGACTCATATAATATTCAAAATTATCTATGTCTGCTGTAGAGGTTTTACCTTTTCTTTGAATATCTATATTAAAAAGCCTATTAGCTTCTAACATGTCTCTGTACTGAGGATTATTTTTTACAAATTCTTCTTGTTGCGTTTTTAGTAATGCCTCTTTCTGTTTTTGTTCAAACAATGCTTTTCGTTGAGCAATTCTGTCAGCGATAACATTACCAGCACCTACATTGCCTGATTTGTTTGCATTAATCATGCGGAAAGTATCAGCTAAGTTTTGCAGTTTTCTTTGTTGATCTAATCTTTTTCTTTGTTGTTGCTCTTCATCTATTTTCTTTTGATTAATAGCTTGTTGAACTTGAGCTTGATCGATGTTGAACAAATTTGGAGTGCTGTCGTATGTTATAGGCATAGACGCTGTACCTGGAACTCTAGGTTGAAATAAGTTTGGGATATTATTATTTATTGCCATTGTTTACCTATTAAAAAAATCCTTTAACAGTATTGAATAATTCTATCCCATCACCAATTCTACCCATCATACCTTGTTTATTTGATGTGCCTTGAATCTCACCTGGAGTCATACCAAAGACAGCTCCAGACAATAAACCAAGTTGTTGAGGGCCATAACCTAATGCTCTCATAAACTCGTTGTAGCCAGCATCCATTCCTGCTTGTTGCAGACCTTGTTGCTGAGTTCCAATACCAGATAGTAAACCAAGATTTCTGTATTGATCGCCTAGTAATCCTGATTGTATGCCACTTCTAAAGTTTCTGTCTTGCATGGCTGCGTTAAGAGAATTGTTATAACCAGACTGTCTAAGATTGCTTGATGTTCTAGCTACTGCATCAGCAAAGTTTTTGTTTGTTTCAGCTTCTAACAAAGCAGAACGAGATCCACCAAATGCGCCAGCTCCGATAGCTCGGTCTTGATCGCTTTGTAATCTTATTTGTCTTGCTCTATCTAAATCAGCTAAAGATTGGTCAATGACTTGTGTGTTGTAAGGATTTTGAAATGATTGAATGTCTAAAGGTTGTGAACCCATGTCAGACAATAACCCTCTTGGATTATAAGACATAGAATCTTGAAACGAACCCCTGGTTGCGTCAAAAGTTTGTAATTGATCTGGATTAAATCCTGCTACTCTTGCACCCGTATAAGGTACAAAAGGCTGTCCTGCTATGCCCTTGGCTCTACCATATAAGTCATCGTATCTAGCCTGAGTCGCTGGATCAACTTGATTAGTAACAGTTTGTTTATCGCCACTACCTTTTGATGCGCCATATAAGCCTACTGCTGCTGGTATTATTGTTTCCCATCCCATAATTATAATTCCTTCTTAACTGTGTACTCTTGTTCAAAGCCAAGATGTTGTAGTTTTCTTATCCAACCCTTACGACCACCGCCATAAAGGTATTTGCAATCATATTGTTTTGCAAAAGTTTCTATGCTTTTAAGCATTTCTTCTAGCTCATTGTAGTCTCCGCCACATAGAAATAAGTTTAAAACTCTATATTTAGGAAATTCACCAAAGCTAGATACATAAAAAGCATCTTTACCAGACCAAATGTGAAAAAGTCCTTGTCTGATTTTT